GCCTCGCCGGCCGTAACCTTCAGGCGCTTCACCTTGGCCAAACAATAGTCTATTGAATTGAGACCCACTGGTTTCAAGGCGTTCCATAAAGCCTGCGCCATATTGTTGCGCTATCTCACCAGCTCTACCTAAATCGCCAGACAAGGCCGCTTGAGAGATCTGGAAGGCAAATTGCAACGCCTTGATTGTTTCTTCGACGCCTTTAACAACAGTCAAAGTTGCGATTGCAACGCCGCGCAATCCAAACTCAATAACGGAAAATAGTGCCTTCCAATCAGCTTCTGTGTTAAACAATTCAGTAAAAACTTCAGTAATGGAAATCAGCGCCGGCATTAGCGCATCCATTAACTGCATCTGAAAGCCTTCAAATGCAAAACTTAGCTTAGTAACTTGGTCGTTATAGTACTCAGCATTTTGCGCAAATTTGTCGCTTAGGTTGTAGTTAAATTCTTCAAGCGATGCGCTGCCGCCATTCAGCAACGTGATCATGTCTGCGCCAGACTTGCCAAACAAGTCCATTGCCAACGCGGCTTTTTCTGGGCCATCTGGCAAGTCTTTGAACTGATCAGCAATTTCACCAAGCAGCTTGTCGGAAGCTTTTAAGGTGCCATCGCTGTTCTTTACTGATACGCCAAGCTTTGCATAGGCTTCGGCGTAACTAGCTGTGCCTTCTGCTGCTTCAGATTGCGTTCGCGCCAAAGTACGCAAACCAGTAACAAGTTGTTTCTGGCTTACGTCAGCAAGCTTGCCGGCTTGCACATACCCAACCAGCTTCTCTGCTGCAATGCCAGTGCGAACCTCAAGCTTGCCAAACGCATCGGCAGTATCAGCTGCAGATTTGACATAAGCTGCAAAACCTGAAACAGCAGCTGCCGCAAATAGCGCTTTAAACGCACCAGCTAACTTGCCGACGCTACTTTGCAAATTTTTGACCTTGCCTTGCACGCCTTGCATTGAGTTGCCAAGGCGTTTGATATTGTTCTCCCCAGATACGTTGGCCTTAAGCCTTAAAACTGCGTCAATGTTCACGATCAGCTCCCACCATTGTTTAGGGCTTGCATTGCAGCGGCTTCCATGACTTGCAAATCTTCAAGCATGGAACGCTGATCTTTTATCTCATACAGTTTAAGCACCCATGCCACTGCTGTATAGTCCAAGCCCAAAAGGCCAGACATCGTGGTTCGCCATTGCGTTTGGCATCGCATAAACAGCAAAACGACTTCCCAATTTTCTTGCCACACCTCAAAATTGCGAGACTGCGGCTCTTCTGGCAATGCAACGCCAAAAGCTGCCGCATCATCTTGCGTTTTATCCTGCACGCCGCCGCTGGCCCAATGCTCAGCGGCCTCGATTAGTTTTTTCGCTTAGCTCCTTGCAGGCTGTCGGTATATGCACCAAAAATCGTGGCGGCCATAAAAGGCACATCTAACAACTGACGCATCATCCCGTCAGAAAATGGAATTTCTTCCCCTTGATCGTCTGTCACTCCGCGCCAACCGCAGAGCATCTCAGCAACTGCATCAGAGTCTGAGATCTCATTTTGACCCAGCAATTCGCCAAGCTCCTTCAATCGTGATTGAGGGAGCCGGCGAAATTCTGCATCAAATGTTTGCCTTCTATGCTTTCCGCCGCTTTCTGGCACGTCAAAGGAAACGGGCCAAAAAAACGTGTCAGATTGCTTTAGGACGAAAGCCATTAGGTCAAGGTGATCGAAACCTCATCATTGCCAGAAGTCGTCGGAGTTGCAACATATGGCAGGTTTAGCATTTGTATGCCATCCTGATCCGAATAAGTTGGCGAACCCAGGTCAACCTGACTGGCAGTGAAGGTCACGATATTACCAGCGGTCTGGCCATGCTGGAAAGTCAGGTTTCCAGTTGATGCGCTTGTCGCATCAGTGAAGAAGTCATGCGTGGCCAACGCAACGGCTTCAACCACTGCGGTGCCGCTAGGGGTGCGGTTAGTGATCAAAACTTCCTTTGATCCGCCAACCAGCTCGCGGTAAATCATTGCGTTGGCTTGGTCATAATTGACCGATTGCAGGATTCCGGCATAGCTGAACAGCTGAAATGCAGAGGTGTTGCCTTGCTTAAAGACAACAGGATCAGCCTGATCGGTATACGTTGCAGTGGGCAATGCCGTATCAGTTGGTGCGTTGTAAATGCCCATCATCGTAAAGGTGATGGTGGGAATTTGACCAACTTCGCAGTTTAATGAAAACGAGCCACGGCACCCGGTAATGCGATGGCGCACGCCATCATTATTGAAATAAATAGAGCAGCTATCAAAGCTGCTGCTTACTGGCGCATAAGTGACGCTAGTGCTGGCAACAATTGTTTCGCTCATGCCGCAGCTGGTCATAGCTGCAGACCATTTGGGCGCAGTGCCTTCAGTGCCTGAACCGGCCAGCTCAACATCAAAGGTGATCTCTACGCGCTGATTGGCCAACAGCTGTTCGTAGTTGCCCAGATAAGGCCGGATGAGCTCACGGCTAACTACATCAGACTGCAGAGGTGTAATTTCAAGATTGCGCACCAATAACGCATCGGTTCCGGCCGGCGTCGCATCGGTTCCGTAAGTGCTTTCATCCGCAATCAGGATGAGGCGTTTGTTTGAACGTAGAGCCATCGCTCAATCCTCAGAGATCAGAGAGGTTTCGGCTCGGCACCGCCGATGGCCGTATCTTTCCCATCGTAGCCGCTACGAAGTAGTCAAATCGGTAAGGCTTGTTCGATACCGAATCAGGTAATCACAACCAATAACGCCGACAGGCTGGTCAGCTTCCACCATTTCAAAACTGACGCCTTGAGGTTGAATGTCGATTGCATAACCGCCAACGCTTAAATCAGCCATTATTTTGCTATGCATACTTTGAACAATTGGGTCGGCCAGAGAGTCTGGGACCGTGCCCCGAACAATAATTGAAACGCGAACAGTCAGGCTCCAATCCAAAGTTGGCAATGCAGTGTTCTGCACCGCGCCATCATTAACCGGCTCAATCACAATGGCCGGCGACTCACCGCGGGCCAATGGCTCCACTCGGCTGCGATAAATTCTGCTGCCAACTTGCGCAGTGCCTACAAGGCTGCTGGCAATATCAGCCAGGATCGATTCGCGCTTAGTGGTCATGAGTCGCAGCAGACGCTCAATGTGATGCTACGAGTCGCGCCGCTGCTAGTCACGTTTAGCCGCACATATCGCACTAGATAGCCGTTGTAGATGTGGATATGGTTGCCCACTTCTTTTGTCTTGGCCTCATCTAGCGGCGCCCAGTCTGTCCCGTTGTGGGATCCTTGAAACTCATAAGTGATTTGGCCGCCAACGACTTTCTCAAACGTTGTGATTCGGCTGCCATCAATCTCAACCGCCGGCGATGTCCCGGTGTTAGTGATGGTGGCGAATGTGTGGATATTGTCCGGCCGGTCAGCGTTGCCGCCAATGATTGTGCTCATGTCAGTTGCAACGCGATCTCACAGAATTTGCCGTCACCAATCCGGCGGTTTTCGCGCACTGTGTAGGCGTCACCGTCAACGGTGATCGAGTCGCCATGCACGAGGGTGCCAAAATCTGAAAAACGAGCGGTCAGGGAATAGTCCGTAGATAGGACCATTCCCCCCGCAATGACCTCACCGGGCATGTCCAAAAGTCCTTTAGCCGTTGTGGCGCCAGCCGTGCAGCTAACGCCAAAATCAGCAAGGAAAATGTCCAGATCCTCAGTGAGTGCCATAATCAGCCGTACTTCTTAGAGCCGAGAGCAACGACGCTCACAGCGCCGGCGCCAGTACCACCTGCGACGGTGACGCTGACTTTCACATAACGCTTCATGCCGTCAGTGTCGACGCTGATTTTTTCCACCAGTGCGGTGTTAGCCGAAGTGGTGGTAAAAGCACCGCCAGTCACATCGCTGTAGCTGCCGCCGCTGGTGTCGGATTCGGTCAGTTTCACCGCGTAGGTGATGCTGGCTCCACCGGCCTCAGCGTCAAGAACTACAGCAATGTCGCCCTCATAATCGACGAGATCCACAGCGGAGCCGGTGCCGGTGGCAGTCACCACATCATTCGGCAGCAGGCTCAGAACCGTGGTCTTTGTCCCCAGATTCTTGATGGTCATTGGTTGGTTTTCTCCGGCGTTTTGGTTTGGGTTTTGGAGCTTCGGGCACCACTTCAGGCGCCAAGATTGCGAACCCGATGCCGATCAGAAAATTGCCATCAGAGGGGGAAGCCTCGTGGACTTCCCCGACCCTGACAACCTGACCCGACAGCGTGGTTTGCTTACGGATCTGGATTTTCATGATCAGAGGGTGTTGTTGCCGCGGCTGAAGGATTCAGGATGACGGACGGCCACATCCACATCCTGCAGAGCCACCACGCGGACGGTGCCGGAGGTGCTGCCGGTGTAAGGATCAACCATCAGGTCGAGACCGGAGAAATAGCCAATGATCAGATCAGCAAAGTTGCCGAACCACAGATCACCGGATGCAACCTGGTTGGAAAGAACACCGCGGTAGCCGTTCACCAGATCGCCTTCCATGACGAACAGACCAGAGCCAGAATCCTTGGCCTTAGTCTTAAGACCGCCGCGCATTGCGGAGTTCATCAGGTAGACGGGGCTGCCCAGCAGAGCGTTGGCGCCGGACACGTCGCTTTCCAGTGCCACAACCTCGGAGAAGGTCGGGGTGTCAGCGGCGAAATCTTCGGTGAGCACGCCGGTGGTGTCCTTCAGGCCTAGAGGCTGGTTGCTGGAGCCGGTGCCATAGAGGCCAACGCGGTCGATCTCAAGTGCGATAACGCGGGCGAGATCGTTGCGGACCATGTTCTCCACGTCGATGGATGACTGGATCAGCAGCTTGCGGCTGTAATCAGTGAAAGCGCCGCAGGTCTTAGGAGTCAGCGCAATCTGATCGATGGTCTGCTGAGACTCGGTGGGGGAACCGCTCTCGGCAACCCAGTAAGCAGTGCCAGCGCCAGATTGACGGGGGATGTTGACGTTGCCGGTCAGGCCAGTCAGCACGGTTGCGCCAGCTTGATCCAGTGCGGAAGCGTTACGCAGCAGGTCGATGAAGTTAGCGGAATCCAGCTGGGTCTCAACCAAGTTGCCACCAGCGGTAGCGGTGCCCACGTTCAGATCACGAGTCATCACATCCATGGGGATGGTGATGCCGCGGGAAGAGCGGCCGAGCTTGGCGGCTGCAGCTTCAGAAGCTTCAATTTCAAATCCAGCGGCCTCGCGTGCTGCGCGGTCGGTGGGGTTGGCCAGGTAGTTGATGGCGCGGAGGAAAGAGAAGCTGCGGGCTTCTTCTTTGCTCAGGCCGATTTCAGCGGCTTGCATGGTCACAGGCTCTTCTTTGATGTTGAGTTGTTCGAGCACAGCAGCGCGGGCCTGATCGATAGAACGACCAGACTCGACAAGCTGACGGCCCAGATCTTCCATGCCGTGCTTGCTGCACAGGCTGGTTACTTCAGCAATGCGGGTGCGCTCAGCCTCAACGGCCTCGGCCCGCACCACTTCCAAATCAGGGGTGGTGTTTTCCATTTCAGGAATGGGTGGTGTGGATGGTGCTGCCGAGGCAGCGGGTTTGGTTTCGGGTTCCTCTAAAGATCGCCCGATTCCTACGCCAGGGTCAGCCGGCACTGAAACCACGCTCACTTCATAAGGAGCCCAAGATGTGGCGACAAAATCGCCACCCTCTCGCTCTTCCATTTTGTCGATGGAATAGCCGAAAGAGACGTTCCTAAGGACGCCATCTTTCACATCGCTCAAGATCTCTTGAGCGAAGGAATTGCGACTAAATCGCACGCGCGCATAACCACGCTTTTTTTTCTCGTCCATATACGCACGCTCGACAACTCCAATCACTCGATCAGGGTTGTGATTGAACAGCAATGGAGCGCTGTCATTTAGGCGACTAAAATCAGCCGCCTCTGTTTCGTGGCTTAAAATTTCGTTGCCAAAATATCGAGCAACAGGAAATTCAGAACTAAACGGAAACTCGTAAGTTCGATCCTCTACCTCGTCAAAGGTTGTGAGTTCAGCTCGTTTATATTTGCCAGTCAAATCGCGAGTCTCGCAATCGGCAACAGGCAGTTCAATTTTATGCGTGTGTTCTTCGTTCACGCTACTGGTTGCAATTTCTCCAATTCTATAGGCTTCAGTCATTGGCTTCTGTTTCGGCTTCTGCGTCATCATCCTTCAAGGCTGGCAATTGAGTCTCCTCAAACACCGACTCAGTGCCGGCTGCAGCGGTTGGTTGCGACCCACCGCCTGCATTTACTTCGCTTGGATCGGTATCCAAGACCAGACCCATCTCATCCGCCATCGCCAGTTCTGCCTGACGCATTAGCAGCACTTCCTCAAGATCACCGCCTTGCTCACTCACAACCTGACCCAGCGTTTTGAATCCGCAGCGCACTGCTGCCTTGTACGCCGCCACTTCTTTCTGGGGATCCACCCATTCCCAGCTGCGGGGAACCCACTTGCTCATGCGATAGCGATCAGGGTTCGTCTCGTAACCAGGCAGGCTTAGCTCACCGCTAAGAACTGCCATATCAAGCCACTTCTCGAAAATAATTTGATGGAAGTTTTCAACGAAAAATTGTTGCAACACCCGATAGGTGTCGCGCTCGTCCAACAAGCTCAATCGGCTCGATGAATAGTTCGTTTGCGAGAAATCCTTAGACACCGACTCAAACGACGTGCCAAGACCCGCAGCAACAGCCTTAAGCATTGAACGGGTGAATGGCTCCAATTGGCCATCGGGTGCGTTCATGTCAGGAACAGTCACACTTTGGCCCGGATCCAAATACTTGAACACGCCCGGTTCAAATTGCGATACCCGCTCGCCGTCCACCACATCATCACCAATCAGCTCACCCTCGGGGCTCGTGATAAATCCCATCAATGCGCTGCTGGCCCGTGCCCGCACCACCTCGGCTTCCTCGTAACCCTGCAGCATGTGCAGACGCATCAACGCCGATGCAAACCACGTCACGCCACGAGTCTGACCCGGACGTTCAGGCATGAATAGATGAATTACATCCTCAGCCGGCACGCGGATACGCCGTGCAGTGCGCGTGTTGCCTGCATACACATCACCAGGATGGTTGGCGTAAAAGTGATAAGCCTGCGGCCGCAGGTAGGCGTCAACCTCAATCCCCATCCGCACCGTGTTGCCATCCTTGGCAGTCGGCACGTCGTCATCGATCAAATAATCCGCCTCAAGCACCTGCAGCGCCAATGGCACACGGCTATCCCCAAACGGCCGGCGGATAAGCCTTATGAACACCTCACCCGACTCAGCCAAGCTCCGGCACGCCATCCGCTCGATGTCGTGGAAGCCCAGCAGCCCACTCACATCACAACGGCTCTTATGGCTCCAATGCATCCATGCCTCATGAATGCGCGCGTTGACTGCCTCATCCAACTTGCCGCCGCGTTGCATCCGCACCTGTGACTGATGCTTGATGCCGTGCCCAATCACGTTGTTTGTGATGCTCCGCAACGCTTGCTTGGCGTAGTCGTTGTCGCGGCACAGCTGACGCGCACGATTCCGCAGCATCTTAAAGCTGCTTTTAATTTCTGAATCTGCGCTAGTCGAACTGGTAACCCAATCGCTAGTTAGACGGCTCATCCTTGCGCCGCCATAAGCACGACGACGGCGGCGGGGCTCTTCTCTGCGGAACAGCTCGCGGAATGCAGAACGGACGCCCATCAGAATCTCACGAACAGGTTGTGCGGATTGCCGTGGCCGTTGCGGATCAGATCAGCAGTCTGCTCACGTTTCACCTCGGCCTTGAGTTTAGTCTCAAGCGCCAACAGATCCGCCAATGCATATTTGGACAGATTGCGGCCTGCTATTGAATAACTTTGAACCGCACCGCCATCCAAAATCGTGCGGATCGCAGCCTGCACTGCGTCCAAGTCCACCTGCGCGCGTGATCGGCCGTCGTAAGCGCCAGGGGTGCCCGTATAAGCCAGACTCGCAATTGCTTTGAACTGGCCCTCGCCTGCGATGTATTCCGTGCTGCCGCTTACGGCAACCATTTGGAAATACCAGTCGCCCGCAACCCAAGCGCCAGTCACGGTGGATGAAATTGTGACCCGCCAGCCGTCGCTATATGCCGCGGCCGTTACGCTTGCACCCTTTTCTGCAGTGTTCGTCCGGCCGTACCAAGTGAGCGTATAAGTACCGCTATCAATCGTCTCGCCAATACTGTTGGCAAACGACGGCACGTCAAAGATCACCGTGTCGCCAATTCTGATTTGCGCTGGGTGTTTAATCACGGCTACCAGTTGTTAACGAAACTGCCTGCCGTATTGGCCGCGGCTTTCCTTGATCTTAGCGGTGCCTTTTCTGGTTCCTCAAGCCTTTGCTCCAGCTGGTCCCATATCGTCCGCCGATCACGACGCTGATACAGATACTGCAAACCAGCAAACGCATAAACCAACGTATCCAGCGCTTCGTTCCTTGCGTTTGCTTTCTTCACCCACTCGCGCACAGGAAAACCGCCGCGAGTGTATTTCATCACCTGCTTTTCGGCCGTCAGTTGCTTGAAATACTCATCAGTCGTGCCAATTGGAAAATGCAAATAACCCTCGCCCGGTTCGTTGTGCTTCAACCGTGCAAATAGCGTCGTCTTTGCCGTATCAGTGCCGACGCTAAACACCATCGCGCCGCGCTTCATCGTTCGACCCTTGGCGTTAATGTCCACCTTCGCGCCCTTGCCGATCACCGCCTTATTGCGCTGGCTGGCGCCTTTGATCGCGATCACGCCTTGCCGTTGACGCTCTCGCGCGTATTGGTAAACCTCAGCGGTGAAATGACCGCCAGAGTCCACGCACACCACATCAGGCCGCAGCTTTCGCCCGCTCGCGTGGTCCCATTCGCGCAGCACCGCCTCATCAACCTGCCGCCACAAGTCCGCGCGGCTTGGGTCGCCGTAAATCTCTTGGTGGTAAATCAGCCAGCCTTCCTCATCACGGCCCCATGCCCAGCCGCTGATCGCAAGTCGATTGTCTTGCACGTCAACGCCAAACGTCAGCGCCACGCTGCCCTCAGGCAGCACGCCCATCACAAAATCTTCGCAACGATCGCGCAATCCATCCGCGCTGACCTTGCTCGCATAATCCTCTTCCCATGTCTCAGCCGCGCGCGTGTTCAGCCATGTCTTAAGCGCCGGTGCATCAGCCTTGGCTCGTAAAAATTCTTCAACCATGTCGGTCCAGCTGAACCAACCCAGCGGGCTATACAAACCCGACAGCTGAAAGCCAGCAGTCCGACCATCACCCGGAGCTGTCGCACGCCACTCGCCACGGCGCAGCATCGACGGTTTGTGCAATTCCTCAAACCGCTCGCCGCAATGCTCGCATTCATAACGCGCAGTCTGCGGGTCGCCATCCTCCCATTTCATCTGCGCCCACTTCAACCATTGCATCTCGCCACACTTCGGGCAAGGCACAAAAAACCGCCGCTGATCACTGCGCAAAAACTCCGCTTCAATCCTGCTGTGATCCTTAATTGTCGGCGTGCTCGTTAGGAGTATCTTGCGCCTGGCGAATGTCGTGGCCCGTTTCTCCGCCAAGCTAACTGGGTCGCCTTCGCCATCAACATCAGCCG